CTACCTCCTCTGCAAATTTCTGATCTGGCGCCCATATCATTCCAGACTCAAAAAGAGGCGCTACGGCGTTTACTCTAGCATGTTTATCATTTCCTTTGCTGGGTGTAAAGTTAATAACTGGGATGTTCATCTGCCTCAACTCGTAGGTCAGAGGTAGTCCTGATGCCTTTGATTCTATAATAACAGACTCAGGTTTCCAATAATCGTATTGTTGTAGGGCTACACGTCTAAGTTCTGGAAACTCGTATCGTCCTTTAATAGCATCTAATAATATAAGATTGGCTGCACTATCTTCATCTGGATAAAACACACCCCACGTTGTAATTGCTGAATAGTCAGCGGTTTCTTTTTTTAAGAACGCTGTATCGTAAGATTGTATAACGTGTTGTAGGGGCGGGATGGTATCTCCATCGTAAACTCTCCACCACTCACGTTTCAAGATTGCTCCCTCTTCACTCGTTGGTGACTGCATCCACTGGGCGTTCCATTTACCCACGGGCAACGATGCTTTAACTTTTTCTAATTCGTCTTGACTCCAATACTCAGGCCACACTGGTCCGTGGTCCATGATTGCCGGAAACTCAACCACGTGCCATTGATCGGACTTTGGTTCTTTCTGGTTCGCAACTAATTTAGCTGTAAGATCTTTGGTTGACCATCTTGTCATCACAAGAACAATCTTACCGCCTGGTTGTAAACGTTGACGTGGTCCTGAAGTATACCACTCGTATGCTGACTCTAATGCTGTAGGAGACAATGCATCTTGTTCAGAGTGTGGGTCGTCAATGATGAGTAGATCCGCGCCTCGTCCTGTAATAGCTCCACCTACACCAGCAGCAAAGTATTCTCCGCCTTGTGCCGTTTCCCAACGACCAGCTGCCTTGGAGTCTTCTTGT